CAAGCGTCGGCAGCTTGCCCGCCTTCGCGGAGCACGTCCTCGGGCTGATCCCGTGGCGCCGAGCAACCGAGGTGCTCGAGACAATCCAAGCGCAAGATTACGTGGCGATCCGCGCCGGCCGGAAGGTAAGCAAGAGCACCAGCCTCGTCGCCGCAGCCCTGTGGTGGGGCTACCGCGGCGGCAAGGTGCTCATGACGAGCAGCAGCTACGCCCAAATCAAAGACACCCTGTGGGCAGAGCTCCGGCGCCTCGTGCGCTTCAGCGGCATCGAAGTGGACGTGCCGCTAGCACCCGAGACCGGCGTGCGCTTCGCCAGCGGCGGCAGCATCGTCGGCCGCAGCGTCGCGCAACGAGAGAACCTGCAGGGCTACAGCGGCGCCGAGGCGTTGTACGTGATCGACGAGGCGTCCGGCATCGAGCGCTTCATCCTCGAGGCCATCGAAGGCAACGTGGCCGGCGGTGGGAAGATCATCATGGCCGGCAACCCCACCCGCGTGGTCGGCCCGTTCTTCGACGCCTTCCACGGCCAAGCCGCGCAGTGGACCGGCATCCACATCAGCAGCCGCGAGAGCCCGAACGTCACCGGCGAAACGAAGGTCACCGGCCTCGCCGTGCCCGCCTGGGTCGACCTCATGGAACGCACCCACGGCGCCGACTCCGAATTCGTAAGCGTCCACGTCAACGGCGACTTCCCCACGAACGCCGCGAACGCCGTGATTCCCCTGCGCCTCGTGATCGAAGCGCAAGCACGCTGGATCGAAACGCAAGACCAACCGCACACCGGCCCGCTCAGCTTCGGCGTCGACTGCGCCCGCATGGGCGACGACGAAACCGTCGTGTACCCAGTCCGCGGCCGCCGAGCGCTCGAGCCGCACAGCGCCCGCGGCCTCGACAGCATCCAAGCAGCAGCGTTCGTGATGCAGGTCGTCCGGCGAGTCATGAGCGCCACCGAACGGAAAGCCGCGATCAGCGGCGAACGACCCCGCTGCAACGTCGACGTGATCGGAATCGGCGCCGGCGTGTACGACCAGCTCGCCGCAACCGCCAGCACCCTCCTCGCCGTCACACCCGTGAACGTCGCCGAAAGCGCAACCGACGAAACCTGCCGGCTGCTCCGCGACCAAATATGGTTCGGCGCTCGCGACTGGCTCCTCGACCAAGGCGCCGTCCCGCCGCACGAAGCCACCCGCGAAGAGCTCATCGCGCCAACCTTCACGTTCGACCCGCGCGGCAGATACCGCGTGGCAAGCAAGGACGACCTGAAAGAAACGCTCGGGCGCAGCCCAGATTTCGCCGATGCGCTAGGCTTGGCTGTGCATCGCCCCGCCCTCGCGACCGGCCCCCACGTTTGGAGCACCTGATGCTGAACGCACTTCGAGCCCTCGTGGCGCCGCGAACCAGAGCAAGCGCAACGACGCGCCTCGAAGTCGAAGCCACCCGCGGAGCCGACGCCATCTGGACGTCCGCCCAATCCTTCGAGGCGCTCGCCACCGAGGGCTACCAGCATGCCGTGTGGGCGTTCGCCTGCATCCGCGTTCTGACCAGCCAAGTCAAGAGCTACAAGCCGCTGCTCTTCCGCGAGACAAGCGGCACCGAAGAGAACGAGATCGAGCGCCACCCGCTCCTGGATCTTCTCAAGCGCCCCAACGACGAGCAGAGCCTCGCGCAGCTGCTCGCGGGCCTGTACGCGTACGAGCTCATCGGCGGCAACAGCTACCTCGAGCGCGTCGCGCTCGGCCCGAACAGCCGACCCGCGGAGCTCTGGTACAAGCGGCCCGACCGCATGAAGATCAAGACGAACGTCACCACCCGCGTTGGAGGCTACGAGTACAAGGTCAACGAAGGAACCCACGTCTTCCAGCCGTGGGAGATCCTGCACCTGAAGACCTTCAACCCGCTCGACGACTGGTACGGCATGAGCCCCCTGACCGCAGCCGCGCGCGGCGTCGACACCTTCAACGCCGGCCAGGCGCACAACCTCGCGATGCTACAGAACGGCGCGCGACCGAGCGGCGCGTGGATCAGCGACGGCCCCCTCGAGGACCGCGTCCGCGGTCGCATCCGAGGCGAACTGCAGGAAGCCGCGCAGATCCGCAACCGCGGCCGCAGCCTCATCCTCGAGGGCGGCATCAGCTGGCAAGAGCTCGGTGTCACCCAGAAAGACCTGGACTTCCTGAACGGCCAAGCCGACGCAGCGCGCCAAATCCACGCGGCCTTCGGTGTCCACCCGGTCCTCACCGGCCTCGAGACCGGCACGTTCGAGAACCAGAAGCAAGCCATGCGAAGCGCGGTTCTCATGACGGTCTTCCCGTGGCTGGACCAGCTCACAGAGAACCTCAACCGCTGGCTCGTTCCGGTGTACGGCGACGACCTGCGCCTTGACTACGACCGCGAAGCCTTCCAGGCGATCAGCGAAGACCAAGACAGCCTGTGGGAGCGCGCCACCTTGGGCTGGGCGAAGGGCATCCTGACGCGCAACGAAAGCCGCGCGCTGATCGGCTACGACCAGGTCAAGGAAGACGACCGCGGCGAGGTGTTCGTCAGCGAGCTCTACGGCCGCACGCCGGTCAGCACCATCCTCCCCACCGAAGGTGGCAACACGCCAGACCCGGAAGGCGTCGACACGCCCGAACCCGAAAGCGGCGACACGCCCGAACCCGCAGCCCGCGCCCGCGCGCGGATCCTGCCCGAGCACGGCGCCGACCGAACCCGCTACCGCCGAGCAATCCACCTCAAGGACGAAGCGGAACGCATCACGTACTGGCGCTCACGCGTTGACCTCCAAGAACGCTGGGAGGTCCGCGCAGCGCACGCCGCCCGCACCGTCTTCGAGGCGGAACGCGCAGAGATCGCCAACCGCGCAACCGGCGCCGGCACCGCCGCGGACCTCGCGGTGATCGTCGCCACCACCCTCGCGAACACCAGCCGCTGGGACGCGCTCACGCCGGTGCTGATCGCCGCGATGGTCAGCGGCGGCGAAGGCGTGCTCGACCGCATGGAAACCGAAGAGCGCGCGCGCGCGCGCCGAGCAACACAGAACCTCGATTACAACGCGCTGCAGGCAGTCTTCGGCCTGGTCTTCGAGGAAACCATCGACGTCGCGCTGAGCCACATGCCGAAGCTCGTCGGTGACCTGAGCGCCGTGACGCTCGAGCGCGCCGCCGCGAAGATCGCGCAAGGAGCAAGCGAAGGCTTGAGCGTGCCCGGCATCGCGGACCTCCTCGACGACCTGTACCTCGAGCAGATCATCCCGAACCGGAGCACCGTGATCGCCCGAACCGAGATCATCCGCAGCACGAACTACGGCGGCCAACAAGCAGCGCGCGGCACCGGCCTCAACCTCACGAAGACCTGGCTGGCAACCCGAGACGAGCGAACCCGCGACGCGCACGTCACCGCCGACGGCCAAACCGTCCCGGTCGACAGCACCTACGAAGTCGACGGCGACAGCCTCAGCTACCCAGGCGACCCGCGAGGCCGCGCCGAAAACGTGATCCAATGCTTCCTCGGCGACACCCTAGTCGAACGCGGCGTGGCCGAGGCGAGCATCCGCAGCTGGTACGAGGGCGACGTCATCACGATCACAACGGCCGGCGGCCACAAGCTCACCGGAACCCCGAACCACCCGATACTGACGCGCCGCGGTTGGGTGCCGCTCGGCGTCCTGCGCGAAGGCGACCAGGTCGTCGAGCGCAGCGCGAGCAGGAAGCACACCGCTCCGCAAGCAGAGGTACACGACGTGGAAACCATGAGCCTGCGCGAGGTGCATGATGCGCTTCACGTAACGGGCAGCCCGGTCAGGACGACGGGTGTCTCCGTGGACCTCCACGGCCGTGACCCCGGCAAGGACGTCGACGTTGTAGCGGCCCGCAGCGGCCTGCTGGATGACCGGAAGCCCGGAGGCCCGCAAGAGAACCGCGAGATCGTCCTCGAACCAACCAACGTGCGTGCGCTGCCGTTCGCGGCTCGCGACGAGGCGCGTGGTGTGCTCGGCGCTGTGAGCCGTCCCTCGGGTCGCAGCATGAGCGGCAAAGACTTGGCGCTCGCGCTGACCAGCGCTCATGCCCGCCCACTTGAGGCGTTCGGCATCACCACGCCCGCGCATGCGAGCGCCCGCACGCCGCAAGATGCGCGCGATGGCGGTTCGACTGAGCCCGTGCTCGCGGCTCAACCGCGCGCAGCTGACGCCGGCGTTGTACTCGGTGAGGACGCGAGGGGCGATGGCGGCGTGCCGCCGGTCGGCGGCGAGGCGGTTCCATTCGGCTGCGCGTTCACCGAAGTCGTCCGGCATGCGGCTACCAAGTGGGCGGGGCATGTGTACACCATCCAGACGGCGACGGGATGGTACGTCGCCGACAGCATCATAGCCGCCAACTGCCGATGCAGCGAGTACTACACCGAGGTGACCTCATGATCCGCCGCCACGCCCAACCCACCGAACGCGCCGCAGCGACGGACCGCAACCCGGCGCAACGGCTCCGCCGCGACTTCGACCTCGAGGTTCGCGCGGTCAGCGACACCGGCGTCATCGAGGGCTACGCAACGGTCTTCGACGAGGTCACCAGCTACGGCGAGGTCATGGCGCCCGGCAGCTTCGCGCGAACGCTCGCGTCGTGGAAAGCCAAGAGCCGCACGATCCCGGTCCTCTGGCAGCACATCAGCTCGCAGCCCATCGGGGCCACCGAAGAGATCGCGGAGGACGGCAAGGGCCTCCGCATCAAGGCGCGCCTCATCACCGAGGTGCAGCAGGCACGCGAAGCGCACGCGCTCGCGCGGGCCGGCGTCCTCGGCGGCCTCAGCATCGGCTTCACGATCCCCGTGAACGCCGCCGACGGGCAGCCCGCCATCGTTTGGGACGATGACCGCCGCGTCGAGGTCGTCCGCGAGGCCCGCCTCATCGAGTACAGCCTCGTGACGTTCCCCGCCAACGAGGCCGCAACCATCGACAACGTGCGTGAGAACACGCAAGCACAACGGGAGCTCGTGATGGCCGTCCGCGCCTTGCACGACGCGCTAGACGCCGACCGCGCGCCAGCGGCAGACACGAAAGCGCTCCTCCGCGAAGCGCGGGCGCTTATGATCACCACGAAGCCAAGCCGCTCCGTCCGGCCGGCATCAGACCAGCGCGCCCTGACCGCGCTACTCGATGAAGCCCGCGCGCTCCTGCGGGAACCCACGTAGAGCGAAAGGACGCGACATGAACCGAAACGATCCAACCCGCCGCGAGCCGGCACGGCTGCACACCCGTGACGGCGAAGGCATCCAGCACGAGCAGCCGGCCGTCGCCGACGAGCGCGCCACCACCGACGAACTCAAGGCCCTCGTTGCGCAGCTGCGCGCCAAAGCCGACGAGCGCGGCGACGCCTTCACGGCGAGCGGCATCGACCGCGAGGCGTTCGGGAAGATCAACGAGCGCATCGACACGCTCGAGCTCGAGCTCCGTGAAGCCGCGAAGGCGCGCCGCAGCGGCCGCTCCGACGACACGTCCACACAGGACATGACCGAGAAGGCGCAGGCGCTCGCGCGGTCGGCGGTCATCGCCTACATTCGGCGCGGCGAACAGCGCCTCACCGCGGACCAGCGCGACGCGCTCGAGAAGCAAGAGCGCGCCCTCAGCGTCGACAGCGACCCGAACGGCGGGTACGTCGTCACGCCCGAGCAGAGCGCCCGGATCAGCACCATCGTCTACGAGACCAGCCCCATGCGGTCCGTCGCGACGGTCGAGACGATCAGCACCGACGCCCTCGAGGGCCTGTACGACGGCGACGAAGCCGAAGCCGGCTGGGTTGGCGAACGCCAAGCGCGCCCCGAGACCGACACGCCACAGCTCGGCAAGTGGCGCATTCCCGTCCACGAGATCTACGCCGCGCCGCGCGCGACGCAGAAGCTCCTCGACGACGCCTACATCGACATCGAGGCGTGGCTCGCCCGGAAGGTCTCGGAGCGCTTCAGCCGGATGGAGAACACGGCGTTCGTGCTTGGCGACGGCGTCGGCAAGCCCCGCGGCTTCCTGACGTACCCGGACGGCACCGGCACCGCGCCGCGCGGCGTCATCGAGCAGATCCCCAGCCTCGCAGCGGCGGGCGTCGCACCCGAAGCCATCTGGAACCTGGTGTACGGCATCAAGAACGCCTACCGCCAGGGCGCCACGTGGGCGATGAACCGCGCCACCATCGGCGCGATCCGCACGCTCCGCGACGACGGAAGCACCGGCCAATTCATGTGGGCGCCCGGCTTCGGCGGCACCCCCAGCCAGCTCGCGGGCTACCCGATTGCCGAATTCGAGGACATGCCCGACGCCAGCTCCGGCGAAGTCGCCGCGGCGTTCGGGAACTTCCGAACGGCCTACACCATCGTCGACCGCATCGGCATCCGGGTGCTCCGCGACCCGTACACCGCCAAGCCCTACGTGGAGTTTTACACCACGAAGCGCGTCGGCGGCGACGTCATCAACTTCGAAGCCATCAAGCTCATGGACATCGCCGCGAGCTAAGGAGAATCAGATGAACCGTGAACTCCTGACCCACAAAGCCGTCGTGGCGCTGCTCGCGACCGCCGCGGTGGACGCCGACGCGAGCAGCGATTACGTCGACCTGCAAGGCTTCGACGCTGCCGAATTCCTCGTGCCGTTCGGCGACGTCACCGCGGCGGCCGGAAGCAACAACCTGGTCATCACCCTCGAGGAAGCCGCGTCCGGCGCCGACCCGGAAGACACCGGCGTGTACACGCCCGTCGCAGCCAACGACCTGGTCGGCGCCCTCACGCAGCTGCAGAACGGCGTGACCGCCGGTGTCGGCCGCGTCGGCTACATCGGCACCGGCCGGTACGTGCGGGCCGTCGTCACGGCGACCGGCACCGCATCGGCGTCCCTCGGCGTGATCGCCATCCTCGAGAACAGCGTGCGCGAGCCCGCGAACTCGTTGACGCCGTCGACCGGCACGCCCGCATGATCGGCACCGTCCGCTTCGTCAAGCGAGCCTCGCGGCCGATTGACGGCGGACGGACGGTCTACACCTTCCGCCAGGATGAGCTCGTTGCCGCCGGAGACCCACGGGTCTCCGGCGGCTTCCTCGAGCAAGCGGTGGCCGGTGGGATCGCCGTCCGCGTCAACGAAGCGCCGCGCAGCACCGAAGCGCTCGACACGCCCGCACGAACGCCCGACCCGCAGCGCAACACCGAAGCGCTCGACACGCCCGCACGCGCTGAGGATCCCGAGCGTCGCGTCGCAGCGCAAGAACTCGACGACGACGAGCGCGAACCCGCGAAAGGCAGCACCCGCACGAAGGGCAAGCGCAGGCGCAACGCGAACCAAGTAGGCTGAGGCATGAACCAGCTGGGCCTAGGATTCCCCGAGGCGTACACCTCACGAGCGAGCTACCGCATCGTCGTGCCGCCCGCGCTCGAGCCGGTCTCGGTCACGGACGTTCGCGACGCCCTCGGCCTCGGCGACGCGCCGTCAAGCGGTGCGCTGCAGCGCATGATTCAGAGCGCCCGCGAGCTCGCGGAGGCGTACACCGGCCGCGCGTTCCTGAACCAGACCCTCGAGATGCAGCTCGACACGTTCCCCGACGCAGGCATGCCGTGGTGGGATGGCGTCCGCCAGGGCGCCCGCAGATCGATGAGCGGCGACGGAGCCATCATGCTCTTCCGGCCGCCCGTCAGCGAGATCACCAGCGTCACCTACGTCAGCAGCAGCGGAGCCACGAACACCGTTGACGCCACCGGCTACTACATCGACACCATCGTCGAACCGAACCGGCTGCTCCTGAACGAAGCCGGCAGCTGGCCCGT